CTGATCGGTATCAAATGTCTTGTTCTCTTCATCCACATATTTGGTCAGGTTAAATGACCCGAGCAAACACGCGCCGTATGGTGGCAGACACTGCTCAGCGCATGGGTTCGTGGCTTCGAGTGTTTCGACATACCACAGGTTATTCATTCTATTGATTTGATCGAGGAAGAGGATACCCGGTTCAGCCCACTCATACGTTGAGGTCATCACCATGTCCCATAGTGCTTGTGGGTCTACCTCTTTGTAGACTGTACCTTCGAACCTCAATGGGAATGGCTCACCAGTTTCGAGGTGACGCATGAACTCATCAGTCACACCAATGCTGATGTTGAAGCCAGTCAGTTTGTCCGAGTTATTCTTGGCTGTGATGAATTGCTCAATGTCTGGATGGTCGATACGCAGCACACCCATCTGGGCACCCCTGCGATGACCTGAGCTGGCAATGGTCTGACACACTGCATCAAAGATGCCCATAAAGCTGACAGGGCCTGACGACATGCTCTCAAGGCTCTTAATTCGGTCACCACGGGGCCTTAGTCGACTGAAGTCATACCCGATGCCTCCGCCGCGCCGCATGGTCTCAGCGGCCTCTGTAGCCCGTGCCATGATGCTTTCCATACTGTCTTCAATGACGCCACTGACGAAGCAGTTGTAAGCTGTGGTCTGCCTTGCGGCACCCATGGCGTTCTGTACCCGACCAGCTGGTAAAAACCTCATGTCACGCATGATGCGCTTAAACGCATGGAAGTGATCTTCATCGTCTTTCAGTGAGGCAGCGATGCGTATGACCTTACCTTCGAAATCTTCTCCAGTTTGTCGATATTTAATTGTGTCGATCTCGTCAGACAGACGAGTCGTCGGCCCATATTTGGGCATGTTGTGGGAATAAAGTGTGTCCATGTGTGTAATCTCCTCGGACGATTGATATGAGAACAAAAGAAGAACAGAGTCAATCGAAAAAAAAGAGGCCGGGGTTAATCCCCGACCTCAGTAATTGCACGATCGATGTACCATCGAGCCTTCTGTAAATCTTGTTTGGGTTTGCCTTTGTGGCTGAAGCGCCACAGGTATTTCATGGTGTTGCCTTGAAGGAAGTAGATGAAATTGTCACCTAGCGCTGCCTTGATAGCGTCTATGCACTCAATCTCACCATTCTGGGTATAGTGCGGTGGGCTATCCACCATCGCATCGTCGAGCCTGTCTTCCAGCCTCTGCGTCATGCGCTTCATGTACTCTTCGTGACCTATGGTTGCCAAAGTCTTATCTCTCCTTTCTTGTCGTCCCAATCTGACCAACGCAAAATCCTAGCTAACCGTGCCTGTCGGATAGCGTCGTCTCTTGTCAGTCCAGCCTTGAGATATGCTTGCTCTACCAGTGACCAGCTGGGTCTGGTGCCGAGTATCTTTTCGGCGGTCTTTGGCCCGATCTTCGGGCACCCGGAATATCCATCGGTAACATCGCCTGTCAGGCATTGAGTGAGGAAGAATTTGTCAGCTTCCTGTTCACTGATTGTCAGCTTTTCGCCAGACATGGGCCGATAGAGTTGCGATGGAATTGTCTTCAAGTCTTTGTCGTCACTGACGATCATGCACTTGCCGACATTACCGGGCTTGGTCGCTATGATGCCAAGGCAGTCGTCAGCTTCGAGCTTCGCTTTACTAAAGCTGCGATATTCCTGCCTTGCCCAATCGCATATCTGCACATAGCCGATAGGCTTGCGTGTGCCTTTGCGATTTGATTTGTAGCTGGGGTCGATGTCTTTCCTGAAGTTCGCGCCGTGATCTGATAGGCATAAGACAAAGTCTTTAACGCCCGTCGCACTGGTGACATCATCGATCTGCTTTTGGAACACGTCCTTCGCAATCTTGAGGTCAGACCACAAACTCCATATGTCATCACCCCAGCAAATTTCGGTCTCTGCAGATGTCAGGCTTTTGTACAGGAAAATGTCTGCATCAATCGCCAAAAACATCTGCAAATTCCTCTAGAAACTCCAAGCCCATAGGCGTGGCCATCCACACATTGGTGTATTTGCCATCTCTGAGCTTGGTACTGATTAGGCCCTCTGACGCTGCCAGCGCGATTTCATTGGCAGCAATACGGGCAAAATCACTTTTGGTGGTGTACGGCGCGACACGGGCCTTCTCGACAGTCATGAAGATGTAGTGCATCGCCTCAGCCTGTTCTTCATCAGTGAGTTTCGGCCCATGTTCTTCCGACTGAGTATTCGGCTTCGATTGGGACTTTGAGCTTGAACGCTTCGCCAGCTCTTTTCGCGCTTCGTCTAATGAGATTACCGACATGGTCAGGGTCTCCTTTCAGTTGTACTTGGATTTCGTCATGAACAAAGGCGATGATGGTTGCATCTAGCCCCTGCGCTTGGATTTCTTGATCGACCAGCTGTACCCACTTCTTGGCGACCAATGCGGCCCCCGACTGAAGCAATAGGTTGAGCTGGGCATGGCCCCTGACCGTCAGCTGACGACCATCTAGGCCCTTGAGGTGTCCACGCTGGGTCACCACGTCTTTGATCTGCCTGAGCAGCGTCGCAAAGGCCGGGTTGGCCTTATAGAACCTCTCACGCAGCGCCTTACCCTCAGCTGGCCCACGACCGATTGCCTCGCCTAAACGCTTATCGCCGCCCCCATAGATGAGGCAGTAGATGGCTGTCTTGGCTTGGTTACGATCAGTCAGACCCATTGAGTGCATGTTGGCTGTGTGAATGTCGCCATTCAGCAGCTCATTAGCGTATGCACCACCATCAGGTAAGAAACTGGCTAATAAGCGCAGCTCGATGCCTGAAAGATCGGCACCGACTAGCTGGTAGCCAGCTGGTACTGTGAACAGCTCCCGGCACTCAGCGCCGAACTCGGCTCTGACTGCTGGCACCTGCTGTAGGTTTGGCCCAAATGAGCTACACCGCCCGGAGATCGTCCCAAGCGAGTTGATGTTGTGACGTAGCTTGCCATCAGCATCGACTAACTTAAGCCAAGCTGCGTTACCCTCAGCCAGCATCCCAATGCGTTTTTGGATGAGGAATGACCGGGCGAGCTTTTGGGCTTCAGGGTAAGGCAACGCCGACAATATGGTTTCATCCACCTTGGCGTCACCTGACTGTGTGAAGACCGCTGGCTTCCAGTCATACTTATCTTTCAAACAACGCTCGATATGCTTGCGGCTGTTTGGGTTAAAATTCACCTCGGTTTTCTTGATGAACGGTTCGCCTTTGACATAGCCACGGGTCTTATTATTGACCTTCGGGATAAAGACTTCCTCAATGCACCAAGGTGGGAATAGCGTCTGCAGCTCCAGATCAAGCGCTGAGCGTTCTGCTACCAGCTTGCCGTATAGCTCGGCTGCTTTGTCCATATCAAATGTCCAACCAGCGCGACCAATACGTTCACACAGCTCAGCAATCTCATGCTCGAACTTAACTGCCTCTTGCGACCAGTCCCATGGCGCTAACGCTTGCCACAGGGCGTGGGTGACCTTTGCATCCTGCAAACAGTAATCTGCCATCTCCTGCGTCCAGACAGACCAGTCGGTGTCCTCATGGCTAAAGTCGCCTTTATGGACACCGAGCCGGATACCCCACGCCTTCAAAGAGTGTGACCCATGCAGCCGTTTAGGCAGCAAAGGCACACACCCTTCAAAGTCGTCTTTTTTCAGGTCAGACTTAATCATGCGTGACAGCACAAGGGTGTCTGTCAGCGTGATGCCATCTGTCTTGAAGTTGGGGTAAAGCTGTTTCAAACACGGCACGTCAAACGTCGTACCATTGTGAAAAATCAGCTCATCTGCTTTCTGGAGAAGAGCGATACCGTCAACAACAGCCTCTTTGGAAAACACGGCTGTCTGAGTTGGGTTGTCGGCATCTACCACTGCTATGCAATGGATTTTGGTTACTGTGTCTAGCAGGCCATCGGTTTCGATGTCTGCTATCAGCCTCATCTAAGGTCGCCAGACCCAGATAAAGCGTTACGGTATTTTCGGTCTGCAAGTTTGGAGATGTTGAGGTCAGCCACCTCTTCCAGCGAGTAACCAATGTCACTGGCAAGGTTGGCCACATACCACATCACATCGCCTAATTCTAATGCGATACGCCGAGCCTGTTCGTAATCGATCTGCTCAGCGACATCGTCTCGGGTAAAGTCGATGTCTTCATCTCGCATCAGCTTCTTGATTTTTTCAGCGACTTCCCCGGCCTCACCCGACAGGCCAAGTGCTGGGTACAGCACACTGCCCATATAGAAGGCTGTTTGGGTCGCCCGGGACTGATAATCATCGAGGGTCATTTCATCATGACCAAAGTAATCGTCGAACATATCAGTCTGATCAATGTCATCGACATACTGCATAAGCTGGCCCTTCCTCTAGCTTGTAGTGAGCGTAATGATTGTCATTGGCGTGAATGGTACTGCTGATCGGCATACCGTCATCATTCCGTAACTCATGGATACGGGCGGCGAGTCGGTAGCAGCCATAGTTTTCCAATGCGTACATCGGGGTGATGACCTTGCCTTCCAGTAGGTCGCGCTTGATCATCTCTTTTTGGGTTAGGCTATTGCGTCTAGTCATTTGAATTGTCTCCTGTAGGTTGTGACGCCAGCAATGCTTGCCAGCTGATGGGGAAAAGTTCAGTGCAGTAGGTGTCAATCCACCCGGCTACCTGCGCTGTTTCTTCTTGGGAATGATGATCGAGGCGTAGTTTGCACACCCGGGCGAAGGCATAGAGACTGCCTGACCAAAACCACTCGGTCATGAGTGTCTGTGGTAAGACCATCCGTGCTTGCCCTGGTGCTACGCCCAGCTCCAGCAGATGCAGGTATGTGTTGACCGCATAGACATGCGACAGCTCATGCTCCTGATTAGCTGCAGTCTGGTTTTCAATCGTCCCTTCACTACCTTGCTTGTTATTAGCTGCTCGGCCACGCCACAGCGCCGGGACATAAAACTCAGGCTCATCGTCAATGTAGCGACGTGATACCTCGTTCCATGCCAAGCCGACCTGATGCTTGACCAGCTGCCGAGCGACAAACAAAGGTGCCTTAATCCGAAACTGCACAAAGCAGTGTGAAAATGGTGACCAATGTCCATGCTCGGCTAGGTAGTCGATGAGCTTCCAGTCTTTAGCGTTCAGCTCATCAGATTGTTTGTTGAATGACACCCGAGCAGCGTTGACCACAGTCAGGTCGCTGCCCATGTGCTGGATGTACTCAACATTCGAAGTGCTAGTGTATTTGCCCATTGTCATCTCCTTGTTTGACGGGTTGCTCGTACATAGGTGGAACACAACCCTCATCACCCAGCAGATGTGACAGCTCTTCTTCAAGCAGACGCCCGGTTTGCCTGTCATAGACAAGCGTCCCGGCTGGGCCAGTCTGCCCGGTGTATCGGTTCTTCAAGATGCGTAGATGTCTGATATCGCTGTCAGGCTCATCAGGGTCTACCTGTATGCCGATACAGGCGTCAGACAGCTGTGCAATAGCATGACTGCCCCTGAGCTGACTGAGGCTGACTGCAGCGCCATCTTCATGGCCCCTGCCGTCCGGGCGGCGTAGGTGCGACACCAAGATCAAGCCAATGTCCAACTCTTGGCACAATGTCCTGAGTTTGGTCATGGCAACATCAAGGTTATTCCTGTCGTCGCCCTCATTCCCACTGACCAAGATAGAAATATGATCGAGAAGGATGTAGTTGATTTCCAACGCCCGAGCCATGTACTGGATGCGTTGGCAAATGAGGTCGATGTCGTTACTGCCAAAACTGTCAAACAGGTAACAAGTCCGATCACCAAACAGATCATCGAAACCTTCGAGTACCTCATCGTCAGTCGCTTGGTCACGATCGACCAATAGGTTTTTGCCGAGGTGGATGCCGACCAGACCGAGAAGTGTGCGCTTGTTGCTCTCCTCTAATGCTATCACTCCTACTTTCTGGTCGGACATCAACAGGTGGTGGACTACCTCTTTGCAAAATGTGCTTTTGCCCAGCCCACTACCGCTGCAAATAACTACGGCCTCTCCACGTCTAATGCCACGAAGCGTGTCATTGAGAACCGAATAAGGCCATGTGACAGCACTCGCTGCCTCATCTACTGTTATTACACCCCGATAGTCGTTAGCTGATTTGATACCGTCTGGACGGAACTCTCTGGCTTGCATGACAGCCTGTACCAGCTCACCATGCTTGCCTTGAACGATAGCTTCATTGGCATCTTTTGCCGGGAGGCTGGCTATCTTGGCCTTACCAACGGGTAAGACTTCAGCGACAGCCTGTGCAGCCTTCTGCCCAGCGCCATCCATGTCAAAACAGATCACGACCTCATCAAAGCCGTTGATGTAGTCAAAGTTTTGCTTAACGGCTCTGACTGCACCTGCAGCCCCATTCGGGATACTGCAGACTGCGTATTTGTGTTGGAAGCAGGAGCTGAGGCTGATCGCATCAAGCTCCCCTTCCGTGAGACATAGCTTCTTTCCCTTTGACCATAGGTGACTGCCGAATAGGGTCGCATTAGTGGTGTCACCAATGAATTGGAATGTCTTGTCTTTGCCTCGAATTTTCTGCGCTACGGGCTTGCCGTTCTTGTCACGATAGACAGCAATTTGAACAAGCTCACCACCTGGGCGAACCCCACATAAGTAGCTGAATTTACTACAATCTTGTTGGGTCAATCCTCTAGCTGGTATCGCTTGCGCCGCGCCTTCGAGAAGCGCTTTTTGTTTGGGATTATCTTGGTTTTGTGCTGTCTCCTGTCCTTCGCCATCACTTTCGTGATTGGATTGATGGGTTTCACAGGAGAAGCAGAACGTATGTCCGTCATCGTAAAGTCCACATGCGTCACTGCTACCGCACTCATCGCACGGTATGTGTTTAATGCAGTTTGCCTTGTTGTGAGGTGGTGATGTCATCATCTGCTTCTCCTTTCTATGGTTAGGCTAGGAAGTATTTTTTGTAGCGCTGCCCCAATGGGGCAGTGCGCCATTCACTCAGGATTTCGAAACCTGCTTCTTTCAGGTCACAGATGCGCCGGGGCAGCGATCGAACTCGGTAAAGTTCAGCTGCTTCGACACCTGAGATCGAACCCTCATCAATCAGGTGATTGAGTATCTTCTGGTATTGGCTCTGCATTGCAGTTGTCTCCTTCTGTAAGCCAGTCATCGGGAATGACCTTGTGGGCATACAGAAAGCCATGCTCATCGCACCACTGTGCGTAGCTCGTGTTTGAGCCTTTGTAGAGCTTGGCGTTTGCGTTGCTGAACACAAAGCGTATCTCGATGTCTGGTAATTGAGATTTGAGAAGAAGGTGCTTCTGCCTGTCGGAAACAGTGAAGCGACCCTTCGTCTCGACATAAAAAAAGCCCCCCTGTTTGGGAAGCCGGAAGTCGGGCGTGTATTTGGATTTTCGACTAGGCCATTCGTACTCTAGCTTGTCGGTTTCATACTCGACTGCTAGTCCAGCATCTTCTATCTGCCTAGATATCTTTTCTTCCAAACCACTCCGATAACCCTGCACGATGCCGTGCAGTCTGCGCTTAGAAATTGTAGCTGTTCTCTTCAGCGCCGTTGTCGTTTGATGCGACAAAGCCATCATCTACTGGCGCGAAGGCCGTGCTGGTAGTGCTTTCTGCTAGTGTGATGATCTGCACTGCCCCCAGCTGCAATGAAACGCCATTGCCATTATTGCTGTAGGGGTAGAAGTTCCCGGACATCTTCAGCTCACTACCACCGAAAATCTGGGGCACTTTGTCCTCAGCGATGATCTGTCCTTGGCTGTCCACGAACTTGGGTTTGTATTTACTCTTGGCCGTAAAGACGACCTCGCCTGTCTCAGTATCAATCTTCCACGGCATCTTGGCTGAGTCGCCTTTGGTGCCGAAGTTGTCGTTGGCGAACTGCTGCGCTGCTTTCATCAGCTCAGCGCCATCGCTTGGCGACATCTTGATATTGACCTTGTACTGACCTTCAGCGTGATACGCTGTGTCAGGACGGTTTAGCCATGGGTACTGTGCCGTACCCTTCTGTGACATGAATTTTACTTTATTAGCCATGCGTGTTGTCTCCTTCTAAGTCTGTGTCATGGGCTGTTACTACAGGCTCACCGAAGTCTTCGATCGATAAGCCCAACTCATCCGCTTGCGCGAGAATGTCTAGGGGTATTGGTTGGCCACGAGTTAGATATAGCTTCCCAATACCGAGAAGCATCTCTCGTGGGTTCATGTAGTCTCCTTATGAATGTTGGATTTCAGGCACAAAAAAAGCGGCCCAAGCCGCCTTCTTGTACATAGGTGGAACACAACTAATTTGGGGTCATGAGAAGCAGTATTGGCTCTGCAAAATCCCAGTTAAGTCGAGTTCATCGTCTGCAGTCGGGATGGGTGGTAAAGCATCGATATTCTCTTGCTTATCCAGCCGAGCTGCGACCTGATTACGGATGTCCGTATACAGGCAGTATTCTTCGTACAGTGTCACCATTGTTTCGCGCACTGCACTGGCCATGATGGCAGCGTT